GCAGCGATCTCTGCGTCAGTCATGCCAGCAGCACGACCATTTAAGAATAACTCATCGATGGAGTTAATAAGATCTACACCACGCTGCAGAGCAGGGATGTAAGCATTGATTAGATCACGACCACCTAGTTCTTGTACCTTACGGTTTAGTAAGAAGTTCACTGCGGAATCAGCAGGAATATTGATAGGAGTTGTGTCTAACTCAGTAGCGATAGCTCCTTTGTTTGCTGCTACGAGACGAGTTAATAACTTCTCTGGGTCTTCTGCTTTGTAACCAGCCTTGAGATATGCATCTAAGTTCTGTTGACGTAATGGATTATCTGCACTGAATGCAGCAGTGAATCGAGACAGAGGAACATCAGTGAGTCTGAACGGAGCATCTGTAAAGAATGCACGATAATCACCTTGAGCAATCTCAGTAGTTAGTTTCTGTGCTAGTTCGCTATCTTCTAATTGTTGGAGGAGAGGAACAATACTGTCTTGTAGTTCCATGTTCTTAGCAGCAGTGACATCAGCAATCTCCTGAGCTAATGGACTAAGTGGTACATTGTCTTGAGTAATCCGACCAGTGCCTCCTAAGAGGACAGCACGATTATCTTTTAATTCTTTACCAGCAGCTTCTACTGCTCCTTTACCGTACTTCTGAATCAATGCTCCGACTGTACCACCAAGAGCACCTCCTAATATAGTTCCACCAGCAATATTTAATAGACGACTGTCTTCTCCGTAGACTGGCTCTAATGCTCCCATTACAGCACCAGCTCCTGCAATATTACGAGCACCTTGAGCGATTGTTCTAGCAGTGCCTAAAGGAACTAAGTTAATAGGATCTGCAAAGCTTCCTAATATTTGAGAACCATAAGCTGCAACAGGACGCTGCTCAGCCATAGCTCTGAACTCTGCTTCACGCTGTATGTCAGTCTTCTGTAGTTGATCAGGAGTTGCTAGGCTGGTTCTCTGCTCACCTAACGGAGTGCCTTGCATTTGGCTTATTGCATCTTGCTCCTCAATAGGAACTGTAGCAGATGGAGCTCCTAAGAGTTGAGATGCTCCACGAATCGTAGAAGTAACACCACGCTCTAAACCACGAGCAATAGTTTCTCCTACTCCATACTGAGGTTGGTATAGCTGTTGAGCTGCAGCAATTACTTGCTCCTGAGTTGCTCCTTCAGGTGCTTCAAGAGTAATAATCCTGCCGTCAAACGCTTGAATTGTGTATGTCGGCATTACTTAACTTCCAATATTTTAAAACCTTGAGTATTCATTGGACGACCACCGCTTGTTGCTGGTTTACTGGAAGACGCAGGTGGAGGAGGAGGTAGTAAAGCAGCGTCACCACCTACTGGAGTTTGGCTTTCAAGTTTACCGTTACGATAGATTGAAATATATGCAGGAGTTGGTGGGTATTCTCTAGCAGGAGTTTGTACAATTTGTACAGTTCCATCATCAATTCCTTTTTTAATCTTATCGATTTGAGCGTCGTTAAGTTTAATATTAGATTGTTTAACAAGAATATCCAGATCTTCTCTCTGACGAGTACGGTCAATGTTGAGTTGAATCTGACCACGCTGCTCAGCAAGACGATTAGCTAGTTGATCATTACCTGCAGAACGAGCCTTAGCAATCTGTTCATCCAATAGCGTAGGATTCTTGGTATATACTTCAGTCTCAAGAGCTTGTGTTCTAAGCTTCTCACCTTTGAACTTCTCTGCTTCAGTCTCTGCTCTGCGGAGTTCTTGAGTAGCCATCAGAGCCTGTTGACCTAAACCAGCATCAGCAAAACGTGTTTGTAATTCTTTATAGAAAGACAACGGATCATTAGGATCAGCAGACTGCATAGCAGTGTTATATACATTCTGAATAGTAGTAAGCCTCTGTAATACAGGATTAGTAACTTCAAAGAAGCCACGGTCTTGTGCTACGTTAACTAAACCACGACCAAGCAATGTACCGAGCTGAGCTCCTAATTGATTCTGAGCAGGTAACGCAGCAATACGCTGTTGTTCAGCTTGGATTAGTTGTTGACGATATAGTTCAGGATCTGCTCCGAGCATTGTCTGTTGATTTCCTAAGAGATAATTTACATTCTGTCCCATGACTATTCCTTATTAAAGCTGAAACAACGAGCCACCAAATCTGCCACCAGCACCTGTGCTATAGCCAGTTGACATGCTTACTGGAAGTGCCTGAGCACTTGGAGCTCCTCCGTATGCACCCATACCAGCCCCAATCAAACTAGACAAGAACTGATTGTTCATCTGCTGAGCAGCTAAGTTAGCACCGTACTGAGTCTGAGCCCCAGCGACAGCTCCTCCATACAATGTCTGAGCACCTGCTGTTTGACCAGGCTGTTGAGCTTGACCTAATTGTAAACCTAATTGATAAGGCTGCATAGCCATTTGCTCTACTTGACCTGATAATCCTAACTGAGTTTGCAGTGGAGCGTATGTACCAGCTTGTCCCTGTACTTGTGTACCTAGGAGTCCAGCACCAGTGCCTATTAAACTAGCACCAAACAGTGTTCGTTGGCGAGCAGCCTGATCAGCTTCTGCAGCTAATTGAAGATCTTGCTGAGCTAGTGCATTGTAGTACGCTTGCATCTCAGGAGACGCAGGAGCACGACCTGTTCCAGTCTGAACTCCTAAGCCACCACGACCAGTAGCAAAAGTACGACTACGAAGACCAGCAAGTTGTTGTTCACGTAGAGGCTGTAGTAAACCTTGTCTTGATGCAATGTAATCCTGAGCAGCTTGTTCTGGCGATGTTGCTAGATAGTCTTGACCTAGACCGAACAAGCGTTGAGCAGCAGGAGTCAGTGGAGCATACTGACCTTGCATCTGTTCTGCTTGTGCTAGTGTAGGAGCGAATCTACCAAAGAGTTGTTCTTGTATCCCAGCAAGTTCAGGAGCTGCTGTATAGCCAGCTTCAGAAATATAAGGAACACCAGTAGCAGGGTCGACAGTACGAGTGAATCGAGATGTACCAAATCTCGTAGTCATTCCTACAGGACGGAATGCAGAAACATTGGCAGCGTCTATACCAGCTTGTCGCTGTTGTGCTGCAGCCTGTTCCCCTGCTTTTCGTACCCCACTAGCCCCTGTAAAGGGATCTAATACTGCACTAACTATACCGCCCATGTTTTGCTCCTAATAAATATAGTATATTTCTTATCGTTAACTTCTATTGATTTTAATACATCCCATCCTGTTATTAATCCAAACTTAGCAAGTTTAGTATTTTCTTCTTCGACTAATGCTAATAAAGGAACATTAGTTAAATACTGCAATACATTTAAATCTTCTAAGTACTTCTTCTTTACTTCCTGCGACCATTTATGTACATCTGTATGAAACCATAATGCTCCATCGTGAAGCTCTAAGTACATCGTGTAGTCGTCACGCAAGACTACTGGAGTCTTCATCTTAAGTCTTCATGATATACGCTAATGCGTAGTATGGAGGCAAGTTCTGATTTGTACCGCTAGAGCCTTCGGTACTGTTGCTAATACTAATACCAGTAACTGAAGAAGTGGAAGTACCAAGACCAGCACTATCAACCCTCCAAGGACCTGTATTTCCACCAAGCGTTCCAACAGCAGTTTCTAGAACAGGACCCGATTGATGCGTATGACCAGGATCTGTAATTGTTGCTGTATGTGTGTGGCTTACTACAATAGCGTCTTTAGAGCCACCAGTCTGTGTATTACTTCCAGTTACAGTAGAATAAGCAACACCAGCAGAATCACTATGTGCTCCAATTACAAACCGATTACGAAGATCAGGAGTTCCGTTAGAACCATTACACAATACCCAGCCTGTAGGAATCGTAGCGATTGTACCAGACCACATCATAATCATACCAGTACTAAAAGCCCCTGATAATGCTGTCTGTACAAAAGCAGTAGTAGCTACTTGAGTTGTATTTGTATTAGCAGCAGCCGTAGGAGCAGTAGGAGTTCCTGTAAGAGCTGGGCTATTTAAGTCTGCCTTAGAAGAAATAGCTGAAGCGATAGCTGTATACTCAGTATCGATCTCAGCACCTTTAATAATCTTCCCAGCATTACCTGAAGGCAGGCTATCCTTAGCTGTAAAGTTAGTAGCTTTTGTATAATTACTCATACTAGTGTCTTCCCTTTTTTAATTCCTACGTCAATCTTTTGTATTGATAATGGATTACCATTAATGTCAGCTTCTAATCCTAACTGCATTACTGTACCTGCTCCACCTGCATTAATGCTGAATCTATCTAAGACAATACCTGAGGAGTATTCAGCAATATTATATTCACCGATATTATACTCATAGACAACAGCAGTTTCTAAGTTATAGGTGGTAGCTTGATAACCTTCGCTATAATCAAAACCCCACTTAATAGCTACTGATTGGTTTGTTCCTCCAATCAATACCCAACCAATCTTTTTTAAAATCTTTAAATTAGTTGACGCATCGAAGTCAAAATAATTAGTAAAATACTGTAGACGATACGCTGTGTTATTATCGCTATGTCCAAAATATTTACCAATATATCCAGGCTTACCAATCAATAAATTTCTATCTTGTGTAGTAGCAAATGCTTTAGGTTCAATACTATCCCAAATAGTTACCCGCATAGCTCCGTCTTGTAACGCTGCTCTGGTATCAAAGCAATATACAAACTTAGTTGTAGGTAATGTTAATAAATAAAAAGCATCACGCTCAAAATAAATACTCTTGATCTTAGTCAAGTCTGTCTCAGAAGCTACAGCAGACATCAGATCATCACGAACATTCTTAGAGATATCCCGCATTGGTAGCGATTTCTCTTGGATAACTCGCTGTAGACTACGAACTCCTGCATCGGATAAAAAGATAACATCTGTACCAATACTCTGTACAGAATCACGAGCAATACATCCTACATTACTTAATACTTCTACTAATGTTAACGCAGCCGTATCTAATGGATTAGCATAGATAGCTGTATTCTTCTTACCAAAGAATATAATATATCCGTTATGTGCTGCAGCAGCGACTACTGGGTCACCATTAGGTAATACTTCTTCTAAATTTAAGAAACCAGCAGAACCATTCTTAAAATCAGTACCTTCTAGTAAGTCACTGAAATAGACAGTCTGGGTATCGCCTGAGATGCCACCACACCAAATCCTGCCATAAGCGGATAAGACCCAACTCGGCATGAATGTAGAGGTTGTGTGGTTGGATGGCAATTTAGCTGCGTCGCCAACCCGCTGAAAGCCATAAGTCCCGCTATCATGAGCATCAAAAGCACCACCTGAAACTGGTA